GTCATTTTCGCCGTATGTTTCGGGGTCGCTCTGGGCCTCACGTTTGCTGCTTACTTCTGAGGGGTGCAGCATGAAAACATTCGACCACAACTGGCCGTTCCCGCAGTACGACGACCAAGGCAAACGCTTGTTGCCCGCCAACTGGAACAAACCCGAGCCAAAACAAGCGCCCTATTACCCACCAGACGCGCAAGACGCGCTCATCTAATCGGAGTCAACACCATGAGCCAAACCGCCCAGGCCCACTTCGTCAGCCTACTTAATGCGGGCGCGCCGTTTCGCACGGCGCTGATGCTGACCTCGAACTGCTTCCGTGTGCCAACATCAGAGATCGAGCGCGCGTTTTACCGAGGGTAATGCGCAAAGAGCAAACAAAAAGCCCAGGCCATCCTGGGCTTTTTGCTTTTGGCTACGGGTGAATTATCAACACCAATGCCAAGACGAACAACGTCGACGCGGACAGCCATACCGCCGTGCGTGCGGTCTTGCGTATGTCTGCCAGGGGGTCATCGTAGAGACCCCCGTGCTCGACCAAATACTTGATGCGTTGCTGAATCTCTTCGTTGCTCATTTCCCACTCCCTCGGACTAAGTCGGTCAGTTTTTTGACGTGTTGCTCATCGATCCGACCCAGCAGCTTGGCGCGGTCGTAGGTCAACTGCACGAGGCTTGCATACGTTTCAGGGTCCGGTCTTAGACCCACGTCACGCAATACGGTAGCCACCGCTTTGACGCAGTCAGTAAGTGCCTGATCGTTGAGCTGTGGCGCACCGCCCTGGTGCTCCTGGTCGAGCCAGCCAATCGGCAAGCCCAGTTTACTTTCGACTTCGCGCGCGACCTTCTCGCTGATCTCTCGAGACGGGTGAGGCCCTGCGATCTGAGCGAGGTATGACCCGTTCGAGTGGCCCAGCTTTCGGCTCAGGCTGGTCGGGCCGCCCCACTGATTTATCAGGGCGCGCAGATTGACGCGGCGGGTTTCGTAGACAGATTGCATAAGCTGACTAGCGTAGCAAAGCGCTTTTTGTTTTGCAATGAGCTACATCAATTGTAGTGTTTGCTATAGTGCGGGCTATGAAAACACTAACCCCAATGAAAGTGTGGATGGCCGCGGCCACTACCGACGAGCAGATCCTGCTGTCCGACCGCGTCGGCACCAGCCGTCAGTATCTGTACCAGCTTGCAGGCGAGCACCGCCAGGCCTCGGCCGAGCTGGGCGCCTCGATCGAGCGCGAGACCAAGATCATGGCCAAGGCTTCAAAAGGCCGTTTGCCTGTTGTGGTTCGCACTGACCTGGTCGCTGCATGCCGGTCTTGCGAGTACGCCCAGCGGTGCCTCGGCGCCAGGGCTGTGGTGTCCGAATTTCCTATCGTAGACCCCTCTCAACTGGAGATGCCGGTATGACTTTGCTCGGGATGTTGTGCTCTATTTGGTTCGGCGTTCTTATGGGTATTCTTATCGCAGCGCTGATGCGCGCCAACGGCAGGTACGAAGACGAATGATTATTCGTCGGCTGCGCGTTGGCATGTTGGTCACACTGCCCAGCGGTAACGTCGTGGTGTTGCTGCGACGACTACGCGCGGATTGGCTGTGCGAGTATCACGTTACCGCGCGCCGTCGCGGCGAGGTTGAGTTCTGTGGTGCGTGGTTGCGTGCGCGTTGCTATGAGTACCTTACTTTTTAACCGCGCGACTTTACTGTCTGCTACAGTTGGAACCCTCACACCGACTATTTGCAAGCCCTGGAGAGGGCCCCAACCCGTGCAAACGGGGGTGTGAGAACCGGGGTCCTCTCCAGGGCTTTTTTCTTGAAAGCTCGCCAATGTCTTCACAACCAAAAACAGATCCTGAGACCCTCGAGTTCTTCGTGGTACTGCATCAGGTTTTGAGCTCGCACCCTGACAATAAACTTGTCAACAGTCTCCACCGGCTGCGCAACGCGCCTGGCGTTCAGCGGGCCTACACAGAGGCCGCCTGGGTTATGGTTGGCAGAGAAGAGGCATGAGCGCAGACCCACGCCTGATCGAGGCCTTGGAGCCTCTGGTGCGCAGGGTACGCACTGACGTTACCGCCAAGAAGGACGCCGCCGGCATGAGCTGGACGCGCGAGCCCCTCACCGACCACCGGTTAGCCAAGCACCTCAACGGGGGGCCTGCGCGTGGCGTGTGCCCCATCAAGGCGGGCGAGTCGGTCACGATGGTGGGCCTGCTGGATCTCGACAGCCACAGGGGGGAGAGCTCGTGGGATGAAATGGCAGCGGCAGCGCTGCGCGTTGTTCACGAGCTTGAGGCCAGGTTCATGGCGCCCGTTTGCTTTCGCTCCAGCGGAGGCCGCGGCATCCACATCTACGTGCTGTGGGGCGAGCCCCAGGACGCCTTCAGCGTGCGTTGTGAATTAGCCGAGGCGTTGGAGTCTCTGGGCTTTTCCAACGGCACCGCGGGCGTGGCACGGGGCGAGATCGAGGTGTTCCCCAAGCAGAACAGCGTGCCAGTTGATGGCTTCGGCAACCAGTTCATCTTACCCCTGGCTGGCCAGAGCGAGCCCCTATCTCTGTTTGACATGGAGCCCGTGGGTAAAGCCACCGCTATCGGCATGACGTGGCCAAACAGCGCGCCAGTGCCGGTGCGCGAGGCGCCTGTGCGCCCGGCCGGCGCCATGGTGGTGACCGACACGAGCCTGCTCGACCGCGTGCTGTTCGCTATCCCAAACACCTTTGACAACCGGGACGACTGGTTTGCGATCATGTGCGCGTACAAGGAAGGCGGCGGCGACAAGGAGACCGCCCGCTTATGGACAGCGCAGCACCAAGGACATGACGACAGCAAGTTCGACGGCCCCTGGGATTCGATTACGGTGGGAAAGGACGGCGGTACACCGGTTGACTACCTGTTTCGGCTGGCCGAGCGCAGCGGGTTTAATGAGCACGTGGTGCTTGAGTTTGAGGATTGCACGCCGGTGGTTGCGGCGAGCTCAAAGGAGCCCGATCCGTGGCCAGCGTTTGAGCGCGATGCTAAGGGCAAGATACTACCCACCGTGACCAACGCCGTAGCAGCCTTGCGACGCCAGGACTTTTGCGACGCACACATCGCACACGATGAGTTCAAGGACGCGACGATGATGGCCTGGGGCGATCAGATGGCTTGGCGCCCACTGAGGGACACTGACTACACCCGTTTGCGTGGTGTGCTCGAGCGCCGCGGGTTCAAAAACCCAGGGCGCGAGTTGGTGCGTGACGCGGTCATGCAGATTGCCGAGGACAACCGCTTCGACAGCGCCATTCAATGGGCCGAGGGGTTGAGATGGGATGGTGTGCGCCGGGTTGATGGGTTTCTGTCCAGATACATGGGTGTTGCGGCGGGGGCCTATGGGCAGAGTGTGAGTCGCTACATGTGGACAGCGTTAGCCGCACGTTGTCTTGTGCCAGGTGCAAAGTGCGACATGGTGCCGGTGCTCGTTGGTGGTCAGGGCACCGGCAAATCCACTGGCGTCATGGCTATGTCTCCGGAACCCGACGCGTACGTTGAGGTCAACCTCGAGCACCGAGACGATAACCTTGCCAGGTCATTGCGCGGCAAACTGATCGGTGAGCTCGGCGAGCTGCGTGGTTTGGCCACGAAAGACGCCGAGGCCATTAAGGCATGGATCACGCGCACGCACGAGGAGTGGATACCAAAATACGTTGAGTTCGCCACCAAGTTTCCAAGGCGCCTGTTGTTTATAGGCACCACGAACAGTGATGAGTTTTTGGCCGACGATACGGGTGAGCGCCGATGGCTGCCGGTGGATGTGGGCGCTGTGGACGTGGCCGCTATCGAGCGCGACCGCGATCAATTGTGGGCCGAGGCCATCGCACTGTTTAGGCAGGACGGTGTGCAGTGGCGCGAGGCGTTGACACTGGGCGCTGACAAACACGACGACTACAAGGTCAGCGATCCGTGGCATTCGGCCATCGAAGCGTGGCTTGGCAAAGACGAAATGGACAGCCCAGAGGGCATGCCACGCAGTGCCGCACCGTTCAAGTTGGAGCACGTTTTGCACGGCGCGCTGGCGCTGGATGTGCGCAGTCTTGGCATGCGGGAGCAAAAACGCGCCGCCAGCGTGCTGCGCAGGCTTGGATTTGCAAAGCGTCGAGCGACCCGTGCGGAAGGTGGCAAACACATTTGGGAACGTGCAGAAAAATGCACGTCTGATGAACTCGCATGAAATGCAGATTTGAAAAAGTGTTGTGACCCCTTGCAAGGGTCACAGGGTGGAGATGGGGTCATCAAGTTTTCCCTCTGAAACGTACCCTGTGACCCCTGTGTACCCCTCTTTTATATATTAAAGGATAGATAAGGGAGAGGGGGTAGTAGAGGGTAGTGGGGGAGCGCCCAGGGGGTTTAGGGGACTAAGGGGGTTTTGGGGACACAAGGGGCGCAGGGGTACACGCGCAACGTGCAAAACTTTGCAAGGAGCACTGGAATGCAAAAACTGATTGCTTTGAACGAGGCGGGGCGAAGGATTGGGCAAGAGCACCCCCGCGCCAAACTT